TCGTCTTTGTAGGCGTCTGGCCCCATTTTTGCCACAAATAACACGGGGGATAAAAGCTCCTCGTGATGCATCATTTGTGCTGTTTTTACTAACCCAGACTCACCAATTTCTTCTTCGGCCTTTGGAACCATACACAATATGTAATATGTAGATGGATCCGGAACCTGTCTGGCTTTTTCTTCTGGTGTAGTATTTAATACCCCAGATAAATCTACCGCAGCAACATTAAAGTCATTCATTTATTTTCCTTGCACGCATGGGGTTTGAGCGTATTTCGGCGGGTAACCCCAGATAAACCCATCCAAACCTAACTATCCGATTGTTGTAAACGTTTCTCCATGTCTTTTACATAGTATAAACATTTAGTTAATCCTAATATCTGACCAGATAAGTATTTATATTCTGCAAAATCAGAAGCTGCCCCAGCAGATATTACTTGAGTTAACTGCTGTATATCATCATCTATATCTTTAATTAAAGAACTCATTGCGTCCATTACATACCTCCGGGGGTTAGTTTCTGTTGCTGAAGTTGATCTTTATGCATCATGCCTTGCTGATGTAGCTGAGCCTGTTGTTGTTGAGCTTGTTGCTGTGCAGCTTGGGCTTGTTGTGCTTTCTGAGCATTAATCTGAAGTTGTTGTTGATGCATCTGCTCAGCCTGCATGGCTTCTTGTTCAATCTGCATTGGGCTAATTCCGTTCTTGTCCGCGTCCAAAGCTAAGCGGGCTTGAGCCAGATTAATATCAGCTTCGATTTTCCTAACATCTGCATCGGTCTTCTGTTTCTTAATCTGAAGTTCTTGCATCTGCATCTGGATAATTGGATCTTGCATCTGCTGCTGGGCTTGTGCTTGAGCCGCTTGGGACTTGTTTATCTGCAATAACTGCTGTGATGCTTGTGCCACGGCGCGAGACAATTCAATTTCCAGTTCTGGCGGAAGCTCAACATCAGGCTTAGGCATAGGAGCGCCAAGGCGTTCTTCAATCTTTGTCCTATATAAGAAGCCAAGATGTTCTGCAATGTGAGCTTGTATTGCTGACTGCATTTGTTGGGCCATAGGGTTTTGGCCTATCTGTGCTGCAATCATTGGGTCTTGCATGAACGTCGAATGCACCGCAATGTGAGCTTCGTGATCTTGATAGATAAATGCCTTGGTAGGTTTTCCTTTTAAGAAAGCCATGTTCTCACTAATAGGATCACGCGGTTTTTGGTCATCCTCTATTGGAACAATCTTGTCAGCGTTTTTAACTCCTAGTACTTCAATCATCTGGCGATGCAAATACGGCAAGTCATAGATGTTAGGAGCTTGAGCAGACAGTTGGGTAACTGCCTGATACTGCATAATCCTTTGCGCCATCGTGGTGCTATTAGGATCGCTGACCGGAATAATCTCAACCAAGTCATAGTCCGCCTGCTTGGCTTTGCGGTTTCCGCCTTCAGGTTTGTAGCTGTACTCTTCTGGTGTATGGTCGCGGATTAATTCTTTGAGCAGTCTGAATTCCTGCTTCATAGAATAATGAACACGCGCTTGCACGGCGCTCATTGTTTTTAATTGTCGTTCCAACAATGCCAGCGTAGTTCCAACAGGAGCATTTGCACCCATGTCGCTAACTTGAATATCAGCTATTGAACCAAGGCGACGGCCTTCTTCTGTAATCTGATTGAGCAGGGCCAGCAAAACTTGGCTTGGCTCTTTGTATGGAAGCGGCATGATGTTGTCGCGGATTGACCCAGACGCAACATCAACATCCCGAAACTCTCCCGGCGCGATAGGTGTATCGTCACCCTTTACTCTAAGCCCACGGGCTTTCATGCCACCGGGCAAATTGCTCAGCGTGCCAGCATCTACCAACTGGCGAATCAAAGAAGTGCCAGCGCGTGCATATCCACCAATTAGGTGAATCAGTCCTAAGCCATAAGCACCAAAGCCGGGTACATAGGTGTACTGTACAAAGTGTTGGCGCTTTTGTTTTGTCTTGTCATCCTCTTCCCAGTTACGGCGGATAGCAAGAATATCAGTAGTGCTGCGGTCAATGGTAACTACATAAGGACGGGCAACTCCATCTTTATCTTCGTACCCCGGCATGTCGTAATCAACATGGATTTCATAAATCTGGTAGCGGTCATCGTCAGTTAAAGAATAACCTTGGCCTTCGGCTTTTTTCTTTTCTACGTCAGTATGGGTATTGTCAGGTTCACCAAGATCAATTTCCCGATAAAAACCTGCAACTTGCAAGTGGCGTATATCATTTTTAGTCTTACGCATTAAGTGCGTAACACGTTCTGCTGTATTAGCACTAGAAGCGCCATATGGAATGATTAGGTCTTCGGCAGGAATAAACATTGCCGTCTGGCGATTCAAAGCAGGGTCGAAGTAGACTTTCTTAAACGCCGCGCCAGCTAGTCCCAAGTTGTATAACAGACGCTCATGCTCAGGCCGATATTCGGTCATTACATCTGTTAGTTGGTAGTTCATGTCCTCACGTACACGTTCTGCCGCTGCTACAGTTTCTTGGTTGTCATCGCCAATAATCTGTGTCTTAACCGGGCCTTGTGCCGGGAAGCTTTCTGTAATTGTTTCCGACTGGAACCGGATAGCTGCTTCAGTCAGGATGGTAGAGAACACACCGCAAGCGCCATTCCACGGCTCTGTCCGTTCTTCGTAGTTCATGCCAAGAACTTCTAGTCCCTTAACGTACATCTCAACCCAGTCTTTGCGGGATTGAATATCAGCTTCAACTAAATCAATAAGCTCAGAGCCAAGTTTTTGCAACTCGCTCTCATCCATTGCTTTAGCTAAGTTTTCGTCAAAGTCACCTTCTGCATGAGGAAGAATTTCAATCTCCATATCCCCAGTATTAATTTTTACGCTATCAGGATTTTCTACTTCAATCTCAATAGCATCTTCATTTAAATCTCCAATACCCATAGGCGCTTGATACAGGGAAGGGGCCATGCTGTTGGTTGCCATATATATTCCTTAATAGTAAGTGTTCTTGCGGCGGAAACTTTTTATCTCTTCTTTTTCATCTGAGTCCAGACGGATAAAGCCACCTTTTCTAAACCTAATTAGCGCCTGTGTTGACGAGTCCACCAAGTCATCGTGATCCCCATTGGGGAAAGCTGCCATTTGCTCAATCACCTCTGAGGCCCACCTTGTTTCAGGAGCCCACACTTTACCACTACTAAATAAATCAGTAATGGAGTTGATACGCACAAACTTATCATTGCCACGGGTAGGCGTGTATTCTGACACCATTATTCCCATTTGTCTAAGCTCAAATACCAGAGGAGCCCCAGCAGCTTTGGCCTCAATGATACAAGCATCAGGCTCCCAATCTTGATACATTACAAGAGCCTTGGCTTTTAGTTCTGGGAATTCCATCCGTTTTTGGAAGGCATCCAACAGGATAATGTGTATGTTATTAGGGTCGTCGTCCATCCTAAACACACCCCAAGTAGTGCAGGCGGAATAGTCAGACCTCTCGTTTTTTGTAAACGCCGTATCCCAAGACTGAATAATAAAGTCACAATCCGGCGGTCTTTCTGTTTTCCATATCTTCCACCATTCCCTTTTGACCAAAGCTCCTTCTTCGCCAGTAGGAGTTTGTTGATACTGCGCGTACCATTTAGCCGGGGGTAGTTCGTCCCTTAAAGCTTCCAACTCTTTAGCCGACCAGAATTCAGGCCATAAGGGTTTACCAGAAGGCATAATCGCAGGAAATTCAATGACTTCCCACTCTTCCCCTTTGTCCCGAAGCATGGCATCTTTGATAACTCTGCCGGTAAGATCTCTTTCCCCCCAGCGAGTCATTACGATAACAATTGCCCCACCCGGCTGCAAACGTTGACGCGGCCCAGAGGTATACCACTCATACACTTTGTCAAATACAGACGGATCCCCAGACGCTAAAGCTGCCTCCTGTTCTGAATGTGGGTCGTCAATGATAAGTAAGTCCGCGCCCTTACCGGTAACCGTACCTCCTACGCCGATAGCAAAGTATTCCCCGTTCTGATTAGTCGCCCACCTACCCGCCGCTTTACTATCTTGCCGCAAGCTTACGTTCGGGAATACCTTAGCGTAAGCCTCTGACCCAACCAAGTTTCTAACCTTACGTCCAAATCCCACAGCCAGATCCGCCGTATTGGAAGACTGAATCACCTTCTTATCAGGGTACTTCCCTAAGAACCAAGATGTCAGTAAATAGGAGGCAAACTCAGATTTCGTGTGCCGTGGAGGCATATTGATGATTAGTCTCTTCAAACTGCCATCGGCGATAGCCTCGAATTTTTTTGCCATCACGGCGTGGTGCCGCCCGTGGATAAATCCGGGCCACATTATTTTGACGTACTCCATAAAAGACTTCTGAGCCAACTCCCGCGACAAAGCACCCTTGTACTCCATCACATCCGCCATGAACTTCTCGTACTCAGCGGGCTCTAACTTGTCTATCAAGTCTTCTAACTTCATTTGTTGCCTCTATATACAACCACAGCCGACGGGAAAGGAGCAGAGTTCTTTGCATTCCCAAATTTAAGCCGCCCACGGATAAACTCAATCTCGCCCTTTATAGCGTAGTCGTGCCACCACTTTGTATCCGTCCTCGCCGGGACAAGACATACAACAGTTGCTTCAGATTCCCAAGCTTTCTTCATCCATAAACCAATCTCTCGCCCATAAGGAGGGTTCATCCAGCAAACCCCAGTCCATTCCTGCTTCAAGCCATCGTCTTCTTTTGTAAAGTATCGCTTACATTTTGCATTGTCAACACTGGCGCAAACATCCAACTCAAAGCCGTATAAGGCATCGTACTTTTTAAAAAAACTCATAGGTGTTGCCCACAAGTCTGTCTCACTAGAGAAATGCACGTTCATTGGATAGTCCTAAAGTTGATATATACCGGCCTAACCGTCCTTCCCTTGCCCTTCAATCTCTTCACAACCCCTAATTCCACCAAGTTATCCACAATCCGCTTCGTATTCCCCAACCCAGTCTTGTTCCTCTGGTACGCAATCTCCCTCAAAGACGGCGAGTACCCAAACTTCTTCCACCACTCATCAATAATTAAGAACACTTCACTCTGTCCGGGGCTCATATCTTTCTCCATACACTGTTCATACGTCAAATCCGCCAGCTTTTGCGTCATCCTCTTGTTTATCTCAACCCCAACACGTACTATTCCCATGTCAATCCTTGTCAAAATTACTATTCTTGTGAAAACCAACGCTACTTTGCTCCAAAATCACCCATTTTTTACGTTTCCATTTCCGAAAAAGCCGTTATAAATCAACTGTTTAGACGTACTTCCTAGAATTTAGGTGTCATCTGGTAACGTTACCACTCGGAATAATTGTGAAAATGGCAAGGAACGTGTTTCCAAATTTTATATACCCCCCACCCCTTTTTGTTTAGGAAGATAAGGGGGGGTCATCTGGATTTTGAGCATCTAATGGTTGGGAAAAATCTTGTGGTGCTTCGTGTGGAATAGTATGTATGTTATGCAGGGACTCCTCGCTGGCATTTGGGGGGGTGGCGGGTGGGTGGGGGTCGGCGGGCGCAAGCTCTGCGAGTAGAGAATCAGCGTCAACGTCCACCGCATCAATTGACTGAGCCCGCATGATTGAGCGTATCTGCTCCAGCACTTGGGCCCGCGCATCCGCGCTGTGCTTGATTGTCGTTATCTCTTTCCGTTCTGTGAATGCCGCCACTTCGGTAACTGTCCCGAGCACTTTAGCTGCCGCCACTTTTGTTGCCTGCTTTGCTTCAGGATCGATCACTACTTGCACAAGGGACTGAATCACTAGGGCACGCAGAGCCGCAGGGGATTGATATTCCTGTGCCGCTAATGCCAATTTGTAGGCCTCTATCTCACGACTAACCGCCGGGTGGTTTGCCACCTCATATGGCGCGGTGTGGATTGTCGA